TATCCTAATAAAGTTTTCTTTGGTTTCTTTGCAGTCTTTGCAGCTCGTTTAAAATTAGCAGCAGTTGGTGAACCTGGTGATCCTACTTTTCTCATTTTCTCACCTGATCCAGCTGCAATTCTTTTTCGTTTTGCATGTATGTTTGCGTATAGTCCTGGTTTAGCCATAGTATTATCCTAGTAATGATGGTTTATAAGAATCTTCATCTTTGTTTTGCAATCCACTGTTTGATGTCAATATAGTTGCTTTTTTGCCACGTCTTTTTCGTTGTGCATCAGGATCTTCTTTTGCAACAGATCCAATGGGTGTCAACGGTATAACTTGTTTTGGGGGAGGTGGCATATTCATTTTGGGGCTTAATATTCTACTCATTGTATTCCTAACGGGTTGTAGTTATTGTCAGCAAATTGTTGTGGTATTTGCTCTTCGTTTTTTAATTCTTGCAAGCCAACAGCTAGTGTTCTCATGCTATCTGCTGCGTGTGAACTCCAGTCATGTACGGGCTTTGCATTAAAGGTTTGCAAGGTGTCATTAAACTTACGGTGATAGTTCCTCAAGGCATCTAACAGTTTCTTACAACTATCCATGTCTATCCAGCATCTATTGAGTAGCAACTGCGTATAGTGCAGCCCATCCTCTATACTAAGTTTTGGTACTATCTTAAATCGTAAACCAAGTTCGTATGCAATCTCACGCCTTGATTTTCCATTTGTAAACTCACGTTGTTCTAGGTCGTGAGGCCCATAATGATCCTTGTAAACGTAATCTTTCTTGTTAATCACACTGATGTAGTGTGGCAGTCCTTCATTACTGCTTTCGTAATAATCTATAATTTGTATTGATCTTCCAACTTGTTGAAAAAATATAATCGTTGTTTTGTCTGATATTCCTATATCCCAAGCCGTTGATACGGGGTAGGTAGCATCATAAGGTACACGGCCTACTTGTCCTTTTTGTTCTATTTTTTCTATGACATCTCCGTATATGGCTCCTTCTATTGAAGCAACCCAATCACATTCAAACTCTTGTCTGTACTTTTTTTGCCCCATCAAATCTAGGGCTGCATCTAGTTCTTCCTGATCGACTATGCCAGTCTCAGATGCTTTAGCAATCTTTGTGTACCAGGTCTTATCTTTGAGTCCGTGCTGGTACTTGGCATAGAAATCATTGCTCATACCTTGTGGTGTTCCCACAAAGTAACAGAAACCTTTTCGGTCAGATAATGCTGGTCGAATTATTTCAGGAAATAATCTTGGATTGACCTGTGCATACTCATCAACAATGATTCCATCATAATAATTACCCCTCAAGCTGTCTGGATTTTCAGATCCAAGAAGTGTAATTTTGGCACCCGTTGGAAACAAACAACTAAGTTCTTGTTCGTTAAACTTCGTTCCAGGTATGACACCAGCATAGTATTTTAAATAGTCAAATATAATTGACTTTGTTTGTTTATAAGTTGGGCCGATGTATGCGTACCGTGGGTTCCACATGGTGTTTGTTAAAGCACGTTTTATTAGCTCGTTTATACACAATACAGATTTGCCAGCTCGTCTATGTATAGATAGTACGGCCCATCTGTATTTAGCTAAGTTTGTGTGTATCTCTTGTTGCAGCTCTCTTGGGCTGTAAGGAATAGTTATTTGCATTTTCAATTCTTTGTTGAGCTATATCAAAATAGTCTTTGTCTAGTTCTATGCCTATAAAATTTCTGTTTGTATTCTTACAAGCAACTCCAGTTGAACCACTACCCATTGTAAAATCTAAAACTTTATCGTTTGCATTAGTATAAGTTTTAATAAGGTATTCTAATAAAGCCACTGGTTTTTGTGTTGGGTGTATATTTTTAATCCTTTTTGGCTGTTTTGAAAAAGTAATTATGCTTTTAGGGTTTACCTTAGTTGGGTCATAATCATTAGCATATTTGCAAATAATAGTGCCATTATGATTATAGCCTTTATTTGTCTTTTGATTAAGTTTATTTTTTACTGCATTGACTCTTACATCTTTTGGTGGTCTATCTGTCATCTGTCTATTATATGTTGGTTGTTTTGAATAAAAGATGGAAACTATTTCGTGTTGTTTCATAGGCATTTTTTTAACCAAAGGCATACCCGTAGGCTGAACTTTATCCCAAACCCAATCATATTTAAAGTTTTCAATATTACTCATTCTTAAAGCACTACTAAATGGCTCACTTCCAAATAATGCTATACAACCATTATCTTTAATTACTCTTTTAAGCTCATTCCACATAGGCTCAAATGGAATAACATTATCCCATTTACATTGTGTCGTTCCATAAGGTGGATCAGTAAGTATTAAATCAATGCTTTTATCTTTTATTTTTTTTAGAGCATTTAAACAGTCATCGTTAATTAACTGCATTAATGTACTGTTGGTTGTTCACCGTATAGATCCATTAAGTCTATGTTCAATTGATTGCATATATAATCAGACACATCTCTGCCGTGCAGTGCATTTCTAAAGCCTGTGATGTTTATGAACACACTCTTTGTGCCGTTGTCGTAAAACACCATTGCAATTAAATCTTTTAAATCATCATCCATCTAGGTACCTTGAGTTGGGGATATATATATACATATAAACGGCGGCCGACTTTTCGGGGTGTACCCCCTGGCAAACTGCCAAAAAATAATGCTTACGGGATAGAAGCCCGTCAATTTGTTAGGCCGTGCCTTAAATATTAGGGTTGTTTGTCCTCCAGGGTTGCAGCATTATCTTTCTGAACTCCATCATGTGCGTTAATGCTTGCGTGTGCATGATCCGAAAGGGGGAGACTTGCCTCCCATTTAATAGTCAATGAACTGTCACCACTTTGTTTAATCTCTTGCTTGTCCCCGTAAGCTCCCAACAATTTAGAAGCCATCCAACGGGCCATATATAACTTCTCTCTTAAAAATGGTATTTGATTGGGTGGTACGTCTTTTTTGTCTAATTCATTCATTGCAGTATCGAGCCATGTTTGGCAGCCTAACCTTCTACATTCTGTAACTTCCTCACCAAACTCTTTATATTCTCTACACCACTTATAAACAGTTGTTAAACTAGGCATGGCTTTGTCATTACATATTTTAGTTAAATTCACTCCCAGGCTTAATTGCTCAAGGATTTTCTCTTTCAATGATGTATTTAGTTCTAATTTTTTCATCTGATAAATGTTTTAATGATCTTAAATTTCTAAGGGCCTTAAACTTGCCTTCATTAGTTTTTGCGTTCCAATCACTATATCCGCCATGATTTTTGCAACGATAATGGCCAGACTTCATCAAGTAGCCCTTGGCCCTACATTGTCTAGTATAGTTTGATGATCTTGTGAGGCTCTCACAAAAAATTTTAGATTGGGGCCTTCCTACCATGATTTATTAAATCAACGCAATGATTTGCAATTATATCAAGATTTAAAGCTTATTCGAGGCAAAATGTCCAATATTTTTTTTTATTATGGTATTGACATATATTATATTATGACCATAGTGGTCAATATGATCTATGAGATCAGAACATTAATAGAGGAAAATAACAATGATCGAACAAATTAAACAAGTTCAAAAGCAGATCAATGACATTTATTGGATGTTTGACAATACAAGCTATTCAACTGATGACGTTGAAAGGCTAAACCACTTAGAAAGTAAATTAATAAAACTTAATGAGCAATTGAAAGGGGGTTGCAATGAAAGTAATTAATATGAAAAGTCCAAAAGGAAATGTAGTTCCTAATCAATTTATAATTCAAACTAAAACACCAGAAGGCAATAAGGTTGAATATTTTCAAAGTTATGAAACTTTAATTGCTAAAACAATCTATGACAGTTCAAATTTTGGTGTAGCTGAAACTTATTTAGATCAAGAATATTATAATTACAGTAGGACCACTTCAAAATATTTACATATGTTTTTGTTAGATCGTTTGGGTGGTCGTGTCAATTATGAGAATTTAATTTATACAAATTTAAACAATAGTGAAGCCTTAAATGGTTGAGCTGCTAACAACAATAAACCTAGACCCAGGCCCACAATTCCTATTGGGGGCCATGGCCTGTTTCTTTGTCTTAATAGTTATTTTAGGCACGAAAGAACTAATCATTGAACTAATTAAACTAATCCTCCAGATCGGAAGTGATTAAA